CTTAGAGCCGGGGGCCCGACTTCATACGTTAGTATGGAGTCATCCACCTGAGCTTTATGTCGACGGTCTCAGGACGTCCCTGACGTTCGAGATGCTTACTGTCTGCAAAAGGCTCTCGCCCTTGCTTGAGTAAACACTTGAGCAAGCTTCCAATACCCGTAGCTTGAGAGCTAGGGATAGTGGAACGAGCCACATAGCCCCTTACAAGGGGGCGATGTAAGTTCGGACACTCCCTCTCTCCGGCATAACCGAAGGAGAAAGATATACGACCCAATAGTGGTGAGGTTGACTCGACAATCGGAAAATAGGGAAGAACTTTCCCAATCGTCTTATCAAGGTGCTTGGCGGTTGACCACATACCTCTAGAGTAAAAGAGGTTGCGTAACTCAACCAAGCTTACCACTTCCGAAACGTCATTGCGTGAAGAAGGCATAACTCTGCGGACCTTGACTATTCCTACGTCTTGGCCATCATAGTAATCGCCTCCACAAGATTCCCGGAATTTGCCATTCCAGAAACTCTTGTTGACATTAACTTTGAAGCCGAACAGCTCCAAAGAGTCAATCACGCTGCGCACATAGTCTGTGGGGACAATAATATCATCCCCATAGACGCGTACCTTACCACTCATAGCGACTATGTCGCCACGAGTAACGTGACGCTTAAGCTCTTTTTCAATCCCCATGTAGACCACGGTTAAGAACACCATGGCCTCGATGGGAAAGCAAAGAGCTGAACCCATTGACGCGAACTTGGATAGGGGTATAACCCCAAACCCAGGTACAGAGGCCTTTGAAGACCTTGTCGCGAGTAAAGCTTCTCGTAAGAGAGGCCAATTCGAAACGAGGTTTTCTACATGCCTGACCGAGACACGATCGGAGGCTTCACTGAGATCCAGCGTTGCCAGCCCCCTAGTAAGGGAGCCTTCTTGAGCAAGGAGCCTGTTTGGCACTTGCTCACGAAAACCGATCTGACCCTCTACGACATTGTTTCGGCTGTTGAAGCCGATCCTTTTGACTTCGAGGAGTTCAACGAGGCTTGTCGCAACGGCTTGCTGCATGTTTTGCATGCAGGTGGGCTCGATAGCGATGATCCTCGGTGTCTTGAGCGTCTTAGGTACAAGTACAACCTTTACAGGTCGTTCTTGCCCAAGTTCAAGGAAGTTCACCCCATCGTCGATCCTGGCGGCAAAATATCGCCAGTTTGGAATGGCGTATTCCCCATAGGGGAACACCGATTCCAGACGAAGAGGCCATTCACGTTGGTCAAACTTAGAGTTACCCCTAAGTCTGTCCGCGGTCAATCCAGGACCGTGCTTCGGCACGAGTTCGTCTTTGTAGATCTGGTTTTCCAGTTCTGCAAAGACATCCTGGAAAAGTAGGGATGCGATCCTCCTGAAATCTAAATATTCAGGATGATCTAACTCTGCATTCCTACGAACTTCCTGTTCACACTCGATATAACCGCGTATAGCGTCTCTTTCCCGTTTTTCTGTTGTGGGAAGGAGAATCTTCGCAAACATTAACGTCAGTTGACGTATTGCAAAGATGCAATCTATATTAGGAGTATCGAGTAAGCGTCCAGTTATTGGATCGAAAACTTGACTCAGGAAACCCCCCAGAAAGACTGGGAGGGGCCCTTTCTTTTGCCTGTGAAAACCGGCGAAGGAATTGGAGTCAACCGAAAGTGCTTCCAGACTTCTTTCGAAGTCCTTGGCATAATTCGGAAGAGTGATTGTCAGGAAAGACAATCCCTCGTTTTCGATACGACTCTCGAGTTTTTTGAAGTCGAGAGTGGCACTGGTGCAACACGATGCAGCCAATTCATCAGCTGCGCATTTCCAGAGAGTTTTTAGGCTTTTCACATCTACCTCCTTAACAAGAGGCTAGAAGGTCCAAAGCCGTTCTCTGCCCTCACATATCTGGATTTTCTAGATCCCTATATAGGTTATATAGAAATCTGTCCAGAGATGCCTCGCTTATCGGTGTCATCAGCAGTGCTGAGACAACCAATGAAGCGCAACACTTAACGCCCAGAACGGATGAAAGTATCTCACATAGTAATGTGTGACACAAGTCACTCTCGTTAGAGAGAGACTCGTCTTCATCAATTCTCGCCACCCAGAGCCTGGGTGACACGGGCGCCCGATGAAGCGGTCAGATACGCAGTCAGCGCATCAACGACCTGCTTCTGCTCCGCGAGTGTGAAACCAACCTCGGGAGTATCGATGACGATGTAAGCACTCATAGAGTACTTCAAGTTGACGTCAGCCTGAAACAGGTCTGCAGCCACCTTGTCGAAATCGAGTCGGATCTGGCGCCTGGTCCGCTTGCCATATGTATGGCTAACGGTCAGTGCGACAGTCTGGTCATCCTTTCGGAATGACCCGGTGTTGACTCCCGAAGAAACTCTCGGGAGAGATTGTGCGACCGCATTAATGGTCACACTCTGAGGGTCGGCAAAAGCCACGGCAATTCTCCTTAATGGGGATGGTTGTAAGCCATCATGTGTGTAAAATCCACCTGATTGGTGAACCAACCTGCTTACAGCTAAGCCTGAGATAAACCAAGCGCAGCTATAATGGCGAGCTGTCTACTCGTAAGAGTATTCAGCTCAGCATCGAATCCATAAGGTTTTGCAGCAATCCTCTTACATCGCTTGTGAGTGATGTCTCGAGAAGTGCTATATATGCCGTCGCTGCCTTCAAAAGCAGCGGCTTTACTAGTTAGCAGAGTCTCCTCTGC